TTATTTTCAATCACTTGTCAACGCAGACGAGAAAGAATATAACTTGAAACGTGATGCGGCTATGGTTAAAGCTGACATTAGTGGTTCAAATGTTCCTTTTGAAATTGATGGTGTTTTACAATCTTATGAAGATGTCAGAACTGGAAGTGGTCTTGAGCAACCAGACCAATATGTTCAGAAACCACTATTTATTAGAAACCATAATATGGAAAATAATACATTAGATGAGGTTATTGATAGAGACTTTTCATTAGAAGATAAACCTTTTTTAACAATAAAAGATGGTACTTTTATAAGAAAAGATAACGTTGATATCAATAGTGGACGATATAAATTTTGTTTGTATCAAGACGATATGAAGTTTCCAATTAAAAATATATCTGTGATGAGATTGTTTGGAAAAGACATAGAAGACGTACAAACTATATCTAAAGAGTTGTATGATTCATTAACTCTCGGCCCTAAAATTGATGGTCAACGATTAAGAAATACAAAAGCTTTATTGGGTACACATAGAGACCCAGATTTTATGACGCCACTATTTGAAAAACAAGATGAGAACCTTGTAGATTTAGCAAAAGAAAGAATTAAAGAAGGAAAATCAATTGTAGAAAATTTATATCAAGTTACTGGTCAAGTAGCTAAAACACCTGACCAAGTTGCTATATTAGCTAAAAGTGTTCTTGGTGAACCAATGTTACCTACACCAGGCGATATAGCAAGAGAAGCCGAAATGAAACAAGCCGAAGAACAATACAATAAAGAATTAATAGATGAAGGAGCTCTTGAAAGAGATGAAGTAGCTCTAAGACGAAGAGATGTTGTTCTAAATAATAAAAATAAACTTGATGAGATAGATGATAATTTAAGAAGAATAACTGGTAATCAGAAACGACCAGCTCCTGTAAAACAAGGTAATGCAGGTATTGATAAAAATTCGAAACTAATCGGATTCTAAGGAGTAAGTAATGGCAATATTAGACGAACAACTACCAGGTGGTGGTAATTCTCAACCATTTGATGGTGGTGGGAACACAACACAAACAACACCTACGTATAATCCAGTTGGAGATAATTTAACGGAGTATTCCGTCAATTTAGTAGCTGTTACACCAGGAGTTGTACAAGCAAATACTGGTATAACTATCAGATGGCAGTTAACAGATAACTCTGAAGCTGAAGCTGAACAGGTTGCTGAAGAACAAACCGAAGAAGATTACGGAGGAAGTTAAAATGGCAAAATGGACATATGATGAGGGTGGTGAAGGACAAACTGGAGGAGACTCTGGTGGTGGGGGTGGAACACCTGCACCAGTTACAGGAAACCAACCAGCTCCAGTTGAATTAAAAATATTTAGATTAGATTCTGAAGGACAGAATAATGTTCTTGTCTTTTCTGATTTTTTAAATCCACTAACAAATCAGTTTACAATTTCTGCTGATGATGTAGCAGATTTTGGAGATGGAACATATAGAGCTAGAATTGGTGATGTTTTTAGTAATGACTTTACCATAGCTCTAACAGAAATTGTTCCCCCACCAGTACCACAAGGTACTATTAATGCCAAACACTACAAGTTTACACCACAAAGAAATATAGTTGAAA